TCATAGGTTTGATCCTGTTTATAGAGTATTTATGTGTTTTTGTTCTTTTGAAGAATCTGTTCCAGCAGTGCATTTCTATCCAGCACTATGCCTTGACCATCCACGGGCCGATCTTCTGGATTTTCTTTGCTGATCTGATGATCCAGTCTGGCCTTCTGTAACTGTAGTTGCACCATGCGCAGCTTCTTGTCCATTTTGGCTGTTTTGGCAGTGATAGCATGTCCTAATAATGTGCCTGCTGTTTGAAATACAACCCCGCCGAATCTGGGATCCATGTTCATGCCCAAATCCATTAGATCCTCAAACTTGCTTTTGGCTAGGTCTGCCAGTTCATCCATTTCCTGATCGCTAGCTTCTAGATCTCTCACCGTTGGGAGTGCTACGTCAATTTTGTCTATGGCTTCATCAACTCTTGCAATAGCTTCGCGATTGTCTGCAATGGTCTGCAACACTTCGCTGTTTTCAGCTGAATCTGTTGATGGCAAGTCAGGTAAGTCAAATAGTTCTGATAATTTTTTGGTCATGCAGGTATTTACCGAGCCTTTTTGCCCTGGTGGAACATATCTGATTCGGTTACTACCCTGAAGCGTAGTCCCTGTTGTTTGGCCCAGGCGTTGGCAGCAGCCCATTTGTGCATGTTGAGTACAGCCGCGGCTTGATCTCTCACACTCTTACCGGCTGCTTCCAGTGTGGTCTGTTTGCCTGGCTTGATTTCAATCAATTCGCCTATACGTTCGTCGTTTTTATTTTGATAGATAATTAAAAAGTCTGGTACATAGATGGTGTTGCGCATGGTAAAAGGATTCACATAGGGAATATGTACTGCTTCGCTGGCCCAGTGTATCACAGCCGGGTTGTTGTCACAGAATCTCATAAAGCTGTGTTCCCAACTGCTTCTATAATGCGGAACTTTTTTTCCTACATATTTGTTGGGATTGAGAACCTGATAAAAACCATTGGCGTATTTCATTATGGCAGTATTGATCTTTTGACATATTTGTTTTGCTGCGGACTGGTTTTAAGTCCCAAAAAGCTAGTTCCTATTCTTTCAAAGTTTAAAAACAAAGCCGCATAAAGATCAATTTGGTCGGGAGGATAATTTTTGAATTCATCAAGAACATTCATTGGATTGAGTCCTTGTTTAATGGCTGTATATATTAGTGCGCTGGCCAACGCCATTGCTGATTCTTTACTGCCAACAGCAGTTTCAAAATGCGCAATTATAGCTGCATCAATATTGGAACTGACTTCTATAGGAAAGTTAAAATAATTATTAAAAAAATTTCTAGTATCAGGCGGTGATATATTATTAGTGTTGATACCAGTAAGATTGGTTGGATATGTAATGTTTTGATTAGGTGATTTCATCAATTATCCTTGGCCACACGTTGGTTTGAAGGCACGCGAGGCAAACTGGTACTTAAATTTGAAAACGTACTTGAACCAACATACTCTTGTTGTGTAGATAAATCTTTATTAACCAAGTCCGAACTGGTTTGATCCGTTCCTACTCCAAACAGAGTGGTAGTAAATATTTTGCTGTTAGATTGAATCATCAGGTATTTACACTTCCAAAGTTACCATTTACGAACCCACTGCCTGCAGCATTGGTTGAAGTCTTACCAGCTGTTGATAAACCTGCGTCTGCAGTCAAATTAGAATTGGCAATTGATGCCGCCACTTGTGAATTTGCCGGAACTTGTAAGTTTCTCAATGGTGTTATATCTAGACCATTGGTTGCAGTTGCTAACAAGTTTGTGCCAGTAGTAAATGCAGCCACAGTAGGATTCAATTGTGTAACCAATGGCGCACTGGCAGTAGCTACTTCGGCGGCTGTTTTAGCAATATCATTCACTGCAAATGCCTTGTTTTTATTATTGGCCTTCTCAATTGCCGCCTGGAATGAATTGGTTGGCAATGAACTGGTACCTGTTCCTGTCAATCCTCCAACAGCATTTTTACTCAAATTAACAATTTTATTTGGATCTGCACCGGTTATTCTGCCCGTAATATTTGTAGCTAATCCTGATATTTGACTGCCAACAGCAGCAAATGGATTACCTCGAATGGCAGACGCTACCCCGCCGGCCACTGTTGCACCTATGGCAGTGATGTTAAATCCATTGCTGGCCACGCTGCCGGGTGCAGCAGTGGTCTTTGTTGCAAGTGCTGATTGAAATGACGGTCCAGAATCTGTACCTCTATATGGAAAAAAAGTTTGGTTGGCTGCTGCATTGACACCGCCCGATATTCCACCACCTGATGCTGTAGAACGTAAAATGTTAGTGAGAGATTGTGTCAATTCTCCCTGTGCCAAATTTAAAAAATTAGTGTTTTTGTTTTTTTCATATCCTCGTAGCAATTTGAATGCACTACTTCCCCATTTTCTATCGCTGCCATCTTGAATAACTTCATCCAAGGCATTGACAATGCCTCCTGGCCCTAATATTGTATTTGTTCCCCCACCGGCCACTGTCAATGGACTAGGAGATTTGTCGTAGTGTAAATCAGCAAATCCTCTTGCCACTCGAGCTGATCCACTGGCATAAAGCACACTTTCATAGGCAATGGTCATAGTGTTTTCTAATGTAGTATCTTGTCCATTAACATGTGTTCCATGCCTGAATGAAGTTATAATTGGATTGATAATTGTGTATTCACTGAATCTTTTTTTATGAAGACTGTATATCCTGATAGCATTGATATAATTCTTTGAATTGTAACTTTGTTTTCTAGGACTGTATCCAAACTTGTTGTATAAATTTCTTTGTCCCAACACTTGTAAATTACTTTTTTTATAGACTTCGTTTAACGCACCAGTAGCATCGCCGTAATTGTTATCCATATCACGGTAATAGTAATTAAAATAATCAAACCAGAGTTTTCTAATCAAATTTGCAGAATCATCATGAAACACAATATTGAGTTCTTCGTATCTTACTTTGGTTTGTGCTACATAGGGTCTGTTATAATTGTTGTATGTCTTTGTATCAACTCTATATTTTGGAAGATCAGCTGACTTAACTAACATGCCTGCTTCAATTTGTTGCCTTTCTGGCAAAGTTGCAACTTCAGGATTCAAATCAAAATACACATGAAACAACCATGTGTATTTTGGAGCTAGTTCATAATTGTTATCAACAAACAAACGACTGGCGTGTCTAAAATCTTTGACACTGTCGCCTTTTGTTATCTGTGTTAAAAAACCATCAAAAATATTAGGCATATTGTTCCACTTTATATTATTTATTTCAAAAAAAAGCCCGGTCGAAACCGGGCCTGTAAAAGTAAAAATATTATCAGGTTACACCAGTAATCACTGTACCCAATGTGCGTCCTACCAGTGTGCCAATGCCTGTACCAGTTGGAGTCTGTATTGCATTGTCATAGACAACACCAAGAGTAATTGTGGCTGGACCATTTTCACCATAGGCCATTTCGCCGTAATTGACTGTGGCCAGTAAAGAGCCATACAGTTCCCATGTTTCTAAAATATTAGGAGTATGAACACCATTACCACCATCTAACATTTCAAATCTCAATATAAATTTGTAATCAATTCCGGCCGCTGCAGAACTTTGTTCTGCAAAGTCAAACTGCTTCTGAATTTGTTCGCCAACCAATTTACTTACGTTGCCGCCAGCGTCATCACGTAAAGTTACATTGACCGGTTCCCATGTGGGCTTACCAATCAAATTGACTTTTGAGTTATACACATCAATAGCAAATGGATTCATGTTCAAATTGGGACGGCTGATACTGTCTACTTGTTTGGTAAGTTCGACTCTATCTGTGCTGACTCCAAAATTTTCAAATACCGCACGGAAGCGATATTTAAGTTTTGGCATTAACAAACCTTGTGTGCTGGCACTCTGGTTTGTGGCTAAAGGAACTGTAAATTTGTTTAATGAGGCAATTGCCATTTTATTCTCCTGTTATAGGTATTTACCAAAATTTTATTGGAAACTATTGGGGCCACCTAGACCCCAATATATACCCATATTATATTCCTGCTGCAATGTCGCCTGGGTTCTTCAAACGAATTGGGATGTAAATAAACTCAACATCTTTCATTGGTTCGATTGCAATATCTACATATAGTTCGTTACGTGCAATACGTGTTGGAGTGTTGTTTGAATCATCACACACTACCAAATAGTCGTAAATACCACGCTTGGAAACCAAGTCATTGATTGCACCACTGATAACATTCTTGATTTGATCACGAGTGATCTTGTCGTTTGGTTCAAACAAGAAAGCATTACCAGCAGTGGCTAAAATTGTACGTAGATAATTAACCAAACGTGCAACATTGATACGATCCAAACTGCTTGTGGTTGGGTTTCTAGTTTTCTGACCCCACACTACCAAGCCAACTCCTGGCAAATTGGTCACTGGATTGATTCTATTTTCATACAGTGTATCTCTTAGACCTGGTCTAATACTGTCAAATACAAATTCTCCAGTGGCACTGTCAATGTATCCAACATTGGTTGCATTGTCCACCAAACCACGACGTGTGCCTGCTGGTGCAAACCATTGATAACTTACATTGTCATTGAAGATAATTGTACGCAATGCCATATGACTCGCTGGTACAACAATACTGTTGCCTTGTAAGTCTGAAGACTGGCCAGCTGGATAATATACACCCAGATATGGAGAAGCTGTAGCCAATCCATCACCATTGGTGTTATTACTCCAATTGACAATATCTACCGCATTGGGTGCTAGACGCATGGGTGTATCACCAACAACAAAAGCTGTTTGAGCTCGGTCGTTGTTTAGAGCAACCATTTCGTCAATCAATTCAGGATATCCTGGAGCAGCAATCAAATTGAACTGATATTGATCTTCTCTGATTTCTGTGCTGGCAGTTAATGCTGCCTGCATGGCTGCTGTAATCATGCGTCTTTGTGCCTGACGACCCATGTAAGGGCTTCCGTTATCCTTCAATCCACTTGCTGTCTGCCAAGTGTCTTTGATGGTAGGCAATGAACCGCCGGCTCCAGGTACTGTTGGTAAAGTAGGGTAAGCATTGGCATTAAACTTGTTGCTCACAAACTGTTTTACATTGTAACCACTGCGACGTGTGTTAAACAACAGAATTCCACGTGGGTACAGTCTGTAATCAGGAGCGTCTTGATCAAGATAATCACTGGCCAGCAATTCTGTGATGGCAGGCAATGAACCTGTGATCACATCAGTGGTTCCGTCAGTGTCCCATCTTGCATCAGCAAACACAATGCCGTTTTGTCCCACTTGGTCAGTGTTGTCAATCAAAATCCAATCTGTGCCATCATAGCGATAAATCACAGGACTGTTTTCTAAATCACCGCTATCAAGCCATAAATCACCTGCTACCAGTGCTGTCACACCATCACTTTGGAATTGTGGTTCGCTGGCGCTAACAATAACACCTTCTGGATCAGTGTTGGACAATGTGTATCCTCGTGCATCAGTTTTACCGGACCAGTATGAACTTCTATAACCTCTCCAACCACCTACATCATTAATCATGATATCAACAGCAGCAGGGTCGCTATAATACCATAATGTTCCATCTGCAGGCGCACGATATGGTTCGGTTGTGCTGTATGTATATGTCAATGACTCCCAGTTTGTGAGTGCCAAGATATTGCCATACAGTATGGTTCCAGTGGTGCTACTTGAAAATCCTGCATCAGCAGTTGGAGTTCCTGTTACATCTGTCAAGTAAATATCACCACCAAAAATGTGTGTAAATGTGATAATATTGTTTTCTACACTAACAGTAATTTCAGGAATATTCAACGCCAAAATATCTGATATAAAACTTGCTTGCGAAGTTCCAGATAAAATCACTGTATAATCAGTTACGTCACTGGATCCAATTTCTGTTACAGCAATGGTAAGTTCGTCGCTGGCAGTGAATGGGTTTGCAGCAATAGCAGTGCCACTCACAACAGTTTGACCTGTTACTCTTCTACGATATGGTTTGAAAGCGTCAGAATTGTCACGCAAAGGATCCCATGCAATCCACACTGTTCCGGCAACAATTCCATTGCCGCCACCGGCTGGATCTAGACCAAAAATTGCATCTTCTGCTCTATTAAAAAATTCTGTACCTAGTGTGGTAAAACTTTGTGTGGTTGAATTGTATCTCTTTATAACTACATCAGCACCACTGCCTGTGGCACCCAGTTTCATAAACACGCTACCACTTGGACGAGGTACTGTATCTGTACTGCGCCAGCTCGGGATCTCAGCAAAAGTGCCAAAAGTCAATTTTGGATTTGCATAGCTGCTACCAGATGAGCCCAAGCCTAGACTTGCCATTGGAGTGCCTGATGAATTAGAAATTAGAATTTTTCCATCAGCTGTTGTGCCATTGCTTTCGGCTGCATCTGTGGCATATAATTCTAGTCTGCCCTCAATGTAAGCAGCGGTGACTCCATCAATTGCAGCACCATTGATTGCTGAAACTACCTGCGCAATAGTTCTGGCTGACCCTGTGTTACCAACTGTTACTGTGGTACCGTTGATTGTTAATGCAGCGGCCGGACTGCTTGCCGGAATAGCAGTTGTGCTGGAAGTTGCAAAAGTCACAGTGCCTTTGATTGTGGGCCAACTTTGTGCCCATGCACTAGTACCAATTCTTACCCAGACATTGCTTCTATTTTTGTAAAACAAAATTGCATTGCTACCTGTACCAAAAGAAACTGCATAGCTTCCAATCTGGCCAATTGAGTCATTAGGAACATAAATGCCACCGGATAGAGTTTGATTGGCAATAGAAGTAATCAATAAAGGAGTTTTAAGGGTGAATTGACTGTTAATTGCATCCCATTCATTGATTCCCCAGACACTTTCAGTCAAATCCATCCAATGTGTATTGTTTGCTACAGCTCCAATTGGACGAACACTTGTACCTTCAAGTTCGTCTAGATCTATGTCTGCACGAATTGCATAGATTCTATTGACGTTGCCCAACACACTGTAGGCAGTCATCAGGCCGTATTCGTTACGCTCGTCGCCATTTAATGGAGTGCCTGCTGCACTTTGTTGAAAACTGGGATAGCCCATTGATGCTATCAATTCACGCTGGCTGCTGTAAGTCAATAACTTACCTGCACGAGCAGCAGTAGTGTCTGTAGCCGACGTGCCCGATGGATTGGTTTTATCTTGAGCAGTTGCTAGAATAATTAGAGGAACAGTTCCTACTGCACCTGGAATATATTGACTTTCGTCTGTAACGGTTATTTCTATACCTGGGGATACTAGTGCCATGTTTTTATCCTTTAACAAAACATTTGTTTGTATTTATAAAAAGGATAATAAATTTGGCTCTGATGAGGTGCCTTTAAAAGGTTTTACTTATAAATAAAGGTATGCAAAGACCACTCTGCACTCAATGTCGCGGTAATCCTGCAGCAGTCAATTACAAATTGGGCGCAAAAACCTATTACAGAAAAACATGTGCCAGTTGTGCTAGAAAAGGCAGGCAAGTCAAAGAAATGCCCGGCTGGACCAAGACAGGATACAAGAAAAAACTTGTGTGTGAGCGTTGCAATTTTAAAGCCAAAAATTCAAATCAAATATTTGTTTTTTATCTTGACGGCAATTTAAAAAACAACAACTGGATCAACTTGCGTAGTGTGTGTGCAAATTGCAGGATAGAACTTAACTCTACTAAAACTACCTGGCGTGAAAGTCCGCTAGTAGCAGATTATTGACCTTGCTGTAAAGTTCTTGTATAGTGCCGTTGTTTTCGATTTCGTGATTAAAAGTTTGTCCAATCCAGGCCCACTCGCTGTGATGCACGTTGGGATATCGCTGTGGCATCAATTGCCCAGCATCCTCTAGTAGCCATTGCCTATCTTCGTGTGTGGTATTTTCTCGTAGCGCACAGTCATACCACTCGGGCAATGCACCACGTTTGACCCATACGCACATGCCACCGTGTTTTCTAATAGCAGCTATTTCGTTGGGAAAACGCACGTCGCTGATTACAATGTCTTCAGTGGTTTTACGCAGTCTGTTTTCCAGGCTGGCAATCCAGATGTCGTTGTGAAATGCGCCGCGACAAACTTCGGTGCCCCACAGTTGTAGCATGTATCTAGGGGTAAGTCGGGGCATGTCAAGCCGCTTGGCCCACCAAGGATCCACCTGTTCGCGCCACTCTCTGGCTTCGGGTGTGAGTCCTTCCAGCAGTTCCCGATCCCACCCAAACACCTGTGCCACAGCATCTTTAAGTGTGCCGGCAAAGCTGTCTCTAACAAAACCGTGTTTGGCTACCAAGTAATTGGCCACTGTGTCTTTGCCGGAAGAGATGAAGCCTGTGATTCCTATGATCATAAAAAATGCCCCCTAAGGAGCATTTTAATACTGTTGTTGCACAAAGTCAAACGCCGTACCGGTTCTTTTTAGGCTTGGCCACAGGACTGTCTTTGTGAACAGTAGGCCCTTCTTGACTGCGTAGATCGCCGTGATTCATATCTTCGTGATTGGCATGAACTGCTTTGTAAGCCAATTTGAGCATTTCTTGCTCTTCTTGACTGTAAGGCGCTGTCAATTTCCATTTACCAAGCCAGGATTCTTCATCAACTTCGGGCATGGTTTTGCCGTCGGTAGCTGCTAGTGCCAGCCCCAGTCTATACAGTGTGTAATCACTGTTCCATTTTTTACCGTCAGTGAATCTGTTCAAGCCTCTAGTGGCTCTGCGTTGGCTATCTTTGAGTTCGCCCACGCTTTCTTGTATGATATCTTTAATCTTCATTATCCAATGACAAAGCCTAACGGCATTGACCCATCAACAAAATCTTTTAATTCTTGCTCCAGCTTTTCCATTTCTGCCTTGGCTTCACCTTTGAGTGTGGCACCATTCAACTGTGTTCCGCCTTGTGGCCCTGGCAAACTGGCATATTTTTCTCTA